GGCGATTACCGCTTGCCGCGCAAGAGAACCTTCGGACGCGTGCAATATTGCAGCGCGTTCATCTGAGTATCCAGATTAATACCCTTGTCGTTCTGCATACGGTACTGCTTGGTATAGAGACGCTGACCGATTGTATTTACTGTGTCGATGTAATCGGCAGGTGCAAACGCAGTTTTAAACAGCCCCGGAACACCGGTCGGGAAGAAGTTCGCTTTATCGCTTTCGATGAAGGTTTTTCCCTCAATGATACCGCCGCGATAGTTTTCCCAGACAATGCCACCAAACTCAAAGATGCCGTAGCTTGAACGGTTCGGGCCGATATAGCCCTCGCGCAGAATTTGAGCTTCCGACCAGCCTTTAAAGGTTTCGCGAACTTCCGGATGCGAGAGCAGATCATCAAAGAAATCATCACCGACAAAAGAATGAATACCGGTGAACGGTACGCCGCCAAGAATGTCAGACATTTTGCGGACGATTGAAGCGCATTTCTTACGGAGGATACCCTCGGCAGGGTTCGCGGCAGCGAGGGCGAAATCGATCTCGTTTTCCTGCTTAACGCCAAACTCGTGAAACAAATTAAGCGTTGTGCCATCCGCATAGGTAACGATACCCTTTACTGCACCGAGGCGGGCATGTTCTTCGGTGACAGCAAAATTAATGACGTGGGTTTGTTGGCGCTGACCGACTTTCGTCATAACGGTTTCGAGTGCACGCTCGGTTCCAAAGGCACGAACGCCTTGTACTTCCTCTGCATACACCGCATCGTTAATTTCGAAATGCGGGATGATCAGAGAACGCAAATCGCGTTTTTCTTTAGCGATTGTCGTACCCGGCGCACCACGAGGGGTCGGAGGTACGATAGTCAGAATATCGCCCTTCTTTTCAATGGCGATTGTCGTTGTATCGACGCCGCTACCGGTGAAAAGTCCCATTTCGCCAATGCGGCCCGGCTTGTATTTCAGTTCATTGATTGCGTCGGTCAGATTGGCAACCGAGAACGCATCGTTATTAAAAATATCCAACATCTGCGATGTCTCCAAAAGAAAAAATTACGTCGAGACGTTGGAGCGTCAGCGAACGAGAATACCGACGGAGGCGAGATCGGCGGTTGCCGCTGCCTTCTGTTCGGCGGTTACGTCTTCCGGCCAAGCGAGGCACTGGCCGTTCACTTCGGCATCGCGGAAAATCGCGGCGATCTTGACGGTTTCACCAGCACCGGTAACGGCCGGATAAATGGCGACCGCTACAGCCTTTTCGCTGCCGTCGTCGCCTTCCGGATCATATGCGACGGCGTGGTAATCGCCCGGTGTTTCAACGCCGACATCGATATCAAAGCTATCGCCCGCAGCGAAAGCCGTCGCGCCCGCAGTGATCGTAAACTTGATTTCTTTGTTGAACGCTGTCCCAACGGTCGCGTTTCCGAGACTTGCTCCGGTCGGGCTTGCTACGGCGAAAACCGTGTCCGAGGCCGCGGTCGCGGTATAGGTGCCGTTCTTTGCTTTTGAAGAAACGGCCGGTGAAGCCATATCCAGAGTACCGTTACCGGTGTTACCGGAACCCGCCGCGACCGAGGTCGTAACACCGCCGTCTTGCGCGAGCAAAGCCAAGAGAGCGCCCGGGTCGATCTTCTGGTTTTCGCCAATGGTGACGCCTTCACGGGATCGCTGGCCGTTGGCCTCGTTCAAAATAAATTCTCCCGCGTGGCGCGGTTCGTTGAACACTTTAGACATTGTTCAAATTCTCCAATAAGAGGGATTAATCACAGCGGATCGCGTGCGCCTGAAGGCGCGCTCGCGATCACATACCGGCGTTCAGTTTGCTCGTGACCTTGCCCCACGACGCTTTCGTCTTTTCGGCGGAGGTCTGCGGTTGGTCTGCTTTCGGGTCGAAAGTTACAAGGCCGCCAGATGCTTCGCTTGAGCGCGGACCTGTCGGCTGTGGCTGCTGCTGTTCGCTTTCCGTGGTCTGCTCAGTTGTCGAGGCAGTCAGGCCAGCGAGAGCGCCTTTCACAACATCAGCCGACAGGTCGGTCGTAAATGCGAGGTGAGCCGCCGAGGCTTCGCGGCCTTTTGCTTCCGGCAGGTTCAAAATCGCCTGAATACGGCTACGTTCTGCCGTTGCACCAATCTTTTCGCCTTCCTTGCGCGCAGCTTCAATCTGTTCATTTTCCATCTTTGCAGTCCTTCTGTTGGTTGTTGGCGAAGGGCTGCGCCCTGCCAGTTCTGCGATTACCGCCTCGTAAGTGCCGATGCGATTAGCCATTCCGGCCGCTACTGCGGCCGATCCGATAAGTACGTCGCCACCGCCAAATTTGGCGATCACGTCGTCGGGCTTCACCCCTCGACCACTTGCAACCGTGGCGATAAAAACGTCTGCGAGAGCATCAATCGTGTTTTGAATACGTGCTTTGCCCTCATCTGTTGAAAGGTCTGTCCGTTTGCCGGGAGACTGCGAGGAAATGAACTCTCGCCGTCCAGCTTCCGCGTCTTTCTTACTCGTGTCCTGAAAGGCCGCACGAACGCCGATAGACCCGAGGATCGCAGTTTCAGCGATCACTATCTCGGTAGCCTGAGAGGCAAGCCAATATCCGGCCGACGCCGCCGATCCGCCGACATAAGCGATAATCGGCTTTACAGCCTTGCCTGCTCTGATCGCTTTCGCCAACTCGTCAACGCCGGTCACTTCACCGCCCGGTGTATCGAAATTGATGATGATTGAACGATACGAGGGATTATCGAGAGCGGCTTGCAGATCGCGAGCCATAATGTCGTACGAAGTTGCCCCCGAAATCGACGTGAAAAGGTTCGCGCGGCGGAACAACGGGCCGCGCGCCTCAATGATTGCGACCGATCCCCGCTCATGCAGGCGCTCGGCTGTGGCTACATGTTTTGATCGGTACGCTTCGAGCGCTTCGATAGAAACATTATTTTCACGGGCGGCAACAGAGAGGACGAGCTCCAGCCCTTCGGCTGTAATCGCCCATGGCTCCGCAAGCGCCGCCTGTAAGGCACGCGTTTCGGGCATAGACTTTTCCTTTGAGGTGTTAGTACCGGCGCGAGCCGCCTCGGATCGCGAAGCGGCGATTGAGAGGCTTTAAGCCCTGCAATTCTCGGCATGCGTCTTCCGCGTCCATCATTTCACGGCGGAGCATTGAAAGGTTTCCTTGCATCACAGAGGTTTGAACCTCCTGCTCATTATCGCCATGTCGGAAGCGGACACGCTGCGCAGAGCCGCCCGCAAGCCGGTCATAATAGGCATTTCTCAACGCCTTCGCGCGTTCACAAGGATTATTCCAATCGATAACGACCGTGTCAGGGTGGCCGATTACGTCGTCCGTCATCGTCTCTCGTCCTCTGTAACCAGTTTGTCGCCGATAGGGTCGGGCGTCATTGTATCGCCGTCCGGTAATCCTAGCCTTTCCCGTTTCTTCGCCTCGCGGGAACGCTGCTCATAAACGTCATCCACATCGACGCCGAGATCATTGCAGATCATTTCGTCGGTCATGACACCCATGCGTTTATAAACCTCGTGAGCTTTGGCAGCTTTGAGGTCGTCGGCCTGCGGTCTGGCTGGGCCGCGCCATTCAGCGGAACAAGCCGCAGAACGCTGAGCGAAGAAGGCAGCCAAACCACCGGTAAAAGGGACATTCCCTGCCTCTATCTCTTCCTCAAGCCATGCCTCGTAAACATGCTGTAGGAAGCGACCGCTAATATTTTGCCGACGCGCGAGAACGAGAGGCCATTTCTCGGCTGTCGCCATACGAACAGACGAGTATGTCGCGCCGGTATAATCACCGGTGAGCGTTTCAACCGTCATGCTGAGGCAGGTCGCAATTTCGCGGAGGAGAAACTTGCTGAATGCCTCGTATGTATCATTCGGATGCTCAGACCGGTTCATTGTCAGTTTTTCGCCGGGAAACAGGTGCGCAATCCGCCCGCCTGATCCGAGGTCGATTTTGGTCTGCTGATACCAAGCCTGTTTAAATCCGAATAACGTCTCGGCCTGCGATCCGCTGCTTTCCTGCTCACCTTCGTCGCGAAGAGCATTCAGCAGAGCCTCGGTCGGTGCCTCGCTCTCGATTGTCGCCGCAAACACTGCCTGAATAAGTGCGGCTGTAAGTGTTGCGTCCGCAAGCTGGTCATACTGACGGAGAACGCGGAGAACGGGAGCAAGAGGCGTAATTCCTCGCGTTTGACCCGGAGCGCCTTCAAAAACATGAACCACTTGCGGCCGCCCCGTGCTGTCGCGGGCGGCGATATCAACCTGATCTCGGAAAATGCTGTTTTTCGTGAAGCGGTAGGCGAGAGGAAAACCGAAATCGTCCATGCGGACGCCCTGAAACATACGGGACATTGTGTCCGTATCTTGCACGAGCCGGTGCGGTAAAACGAGTTGAACCTTTGTCCGCGTCATTGACACGTCGCGGCGGATCGACGGGAGCAGGCTAATCGCCTCGCCATAAGCGAAATTGGTCTTGAGAACCATCGCAGTTAACTGCCCCATGGTATGCTTACCGGCCGCGTCGCACTCGACGGGGTTTTCTGACCAGAGTATCCAGCGACGGGCTACGAGGTCGATCCATTCTTCCGTTTGCTTCTCATCCCATCCAAGAACGGTTTGATCCGGCGTTGGGTTTAAGCGAAGACCAGTTCCGATAGTTGTCGCAACAGCTTGATTGACCGCCCCAGCAATCCAGCCAGAGTTTTGCAGAGCTTCAATCGCACGAGCTGCGGCCTCAATATATGCTGTACGCACGTCTTCACGGGCGTCCCTTAAAGCAGGACGCCACGCAAAAAGTGCCGCAGCTCCGCCGCTTCCCGGAGACCGGAAATACTGCGCGGAGTGCTGTGGTGAAGACGGTTGGACTACGCCTAATACCGACCCGTCAGTTCCGACGCGAATGCGCGGTTTTGTTGGTGCATTCATCATCACAACCCATTAAATCGAGCAGCAAATTGCGAGATGCGGTCGAATTTCTTCTCCACCTCAGAACTTGGTGCTCCGTTTGCATCAGGAACCGGAATGGTCGGCCCCGCTGTATCGTCTTCATTCCTCCGTCGTGCGTTCGGACTTAGGCGGTGAGCGTTAAGCTGGTAGCCAGCCGCCGCCGCCAAAGCCTCACAGTCGAGATAGTGGTTTTCACGGGAACGCTGCACCCAGACTGGCGTACCGGTCGGGGAGGTGATTCGCGCTTCGCTTACTATCTGCTGGCAATAATCATCCGTTGTTTCCTCATGCAGTCGCCATGCGCCGAGGCTATCCAAAGGGTAGCGGATGCGTTCATGCACCCAACTTTTCCAGTGGTCAGTATCGAGCAAATGCAGAGTAAGCCCATATTTTGAGGTCTTACCGTCGGCCTTTACTTCGATTTTCGACTGAATAATCGGGCGGGACTGTGTTCGTCTCCCTTTGGTCGGGAAAACAAAACGAGGAAAACGCCGCGCAAACGAATAGACGCGGTGTTCAGGAACGGCAAATTTCTTGCCTGGACGGAAACCACTATCAACGAACGCAAGCCGTATCGGCAGGCCGTCGATAGGCTCTGTGAGCAGATCGGCGAGATCGTCCCATACCTCTTGTTGAGAAGTATCGCCCCAGAGGTCGCCACTATCGACAAGCCATGACGTTGCACGCGCGCCCCACGCTCGAATGACGAACGGAAGGCGGTTTTTCTGAACGTCGACACCGGCCGTCAAAAAGACAGCCTGATCTGGGATAGTCCGAGGAAGATACGGAGCCTTTAGGTTCGCCACCTCCTGCCACTCTGGCACGTCACCTCCGCCCGGCGTGTAGACCTCCCCGAAACCTGCATTGATTGCCGTCTGCACCTTGCCAGTCTCACCAGAGGCGAGGGCTTTAAGATACGTTTCGGCACGTTCTCCGAACGATACGAACGGAGACGCAAGACCCGAAACCCAGAATGACAATGTTGTGGTGTCGGGAGGATCACCGGCGACGTTACCGTCGACGTCGACAGTTTGCCCCGGCGCAACGAATACGCCGGTCGCGTTCATGGTTTCCTTGTGAATATCCTCAATAACGCATCCATTACGAGGGCACTCGATAACAGCCTCTCTACGAGCTTGTGCCGGAGTTGCCGTCTTCGGCCACGATAGGCATTTAAACCGAGGGACAAACCACTCGCGGCAGTGCGGGCATTGCCATGTCCAGTGGTGGCGAGTGCCTTCCTGCCACAGCCGCCAAATAGGTGAGGCTACGTCGTCAGGATTGACCACCCCCCAAAACTCAAGGCCGCTGTCTTCGTCCATTTCAGTTTCGACCATTCCTTGCGAGGGCGTGGAGGTTATGCCGGTCATGAAGTCCGCATATGTGATGCCGCGAGCTTCGACGAGGCCGAGCGGATCGCCTTGTCCTTTGATGTTTGCGGCCATTTCGTCGTATTCATCGATGAGTGCTAGTCCGGCAGGGTCGGACTTGAGGGCGGTTGAGGATCCGGCATGGGCGAGGCGCACGGTAACGCCAGCAACTCGCTTGAGCGTCTTTTTCATACGTTTACCGCGAGCGAGCTTCCGCTTTAGTTTCGGAGCTTCATCGAACAGCCCCATGAGGCGCGGTTCAAACTGGTCGTTAAGAAACTTTTCGGAAGGGCCGACGTAAAGGATCGGCACCGGTCGCGTGTCGCACCGGAAGCCAATAACATCTAGAATTGTTTCTGTCTTACCGCTCTGCGCGCCTGTGACAAGGACGTTTCGCGTGTAGCGAGGATCATCAAAACCGCGCGCATACGGGACAATGTACGGAGTATAAAAAGGATCGCGCTGTCCGGGCTTTCCTGATGTAGGAGGGTAGACGCGATTGTCCGCCCCCCATTGGTCAGGCGTCGTCTTCTCCGTCGGCTCCCAGAGGATCGCGGCCAGATCGTAAAGCCTCGCCCGCTTCTCTGAACTTGCCTTGTGATCGAGCAAACGCCCCATTTAAACCCTTCTCAATCTCCACGCGCAGTTTCACGTCGCGCGTCACCGCTGCCGGTATTCCGGAAAGTTCTGCGCGTAATGTTGCAAAAACACTTGAGACGACGGCTTCAACATCGTCCATTTCGACGAGACGGCCTTCCTCTTTCCCGATCCGGAGCTCGACCTCTCTTTGCCGCGCGGCCTTGAGGCCGCTGTCGGCGGCGGATTTTGATGCTTGTTTTTCTTCGTCTTTCAAAAAGCGAATGTAGCCTTGAACAGCATCGGTTACGGCATATTTGCCTTTGCCAATTCTGGGGATGTAACC